TGGCGGCAACTAGACCAGACAATGTGCCGGTCATAAACACGGTAAGCGTCGATAGCAAGTCAATAAATTGTGCGTCATTTGGTGATTGCTCTAAAGGCTGAGTAACAAATAGCAGGCCGTAAACAAACCCAATAACTGTAATTGCAAATGTCACGGCAATAGTGCAGCCAACAAACACAATCATGCGCGCGTGTAGGTGCTCAATTTCTGCTTTGTCTTTAGCCATCGCTAACCCTTTCGCATTGGGCAATAGTCAAGCATCGTGTAAGCGCGCTGTTTTTTACTTTAATTGGTGCGTTTGTGCGTGTTGTTTCGCACGCAGTCAGGATAAATGCAAACACAAAACTAGCCAGCAGGGTTTGGTGGGTACGGATTTGCATCTTTTACCGCTTGTACTGCGGCTTCCCATGCGGCTTGCGTGTTTGTGCCGCGTTGCCACTCAAAGAAAAGTCCGTCTGATTGGGCTTCGTATTGTGTTCGGCGTGTTGTTTCTACTGCGTTGTATTGGGTTTGATAATCCACTGCTGGCCATTGTGCATCTAGTTCGGCTTCGGTTGGTTTTGGTGTTGTGTCTAACCAAGTAATACCGCTGTATTCATTACCGCTAATGACCCAACCTTGAGTTGCATAATTTGTGCACAAAATTGTTGAATAGTTAATCATGCTGATATTTCCATTAAAACAATGCTTGAGCGTGAGGTTGCAGTTTGTACTAATACTCTTGCTCGGTTTTGTTCACTTCTAAATTGTGTTTTGTAGGTTGTTGCGCTTGTTGTTGCAGGACTATCTAAAATACTTGTTGAACATGAACCAAAACCGTTTGGGCTTGAGTCACCAGTCAAACCACCATAAGCCTCAAAAAATGCAATTTCTGTTGCACCACGCATAAGCCTTAAACCTACTTGCGTATCACCTGTGTCTTTATAGCAACCTGCTTGATTTGCAATTACCAAGATTTTGCTAGAAGATGAGGTTGGTGTAATTGTTGCAGTTAATCCCGTATCAACAAAAGTGTTAGTTGAAGACGAAGTTTCAGTGTTGTAAGTTGCTGATACAACTTGCAAGACGCGAAACGCCCCACGCAAATCATTTAACTGTGCGGCGGTTAAAACAGTGTTTGCAACAAACGCTGCTGGAAGTGTGGTGACTGCGGCCATAGTTTTACTTTACATCATCCGAGCACATTTAGGCCGTCAAGCACACCAAACGTAGGGTCATCCAATACAAAGGCGTAAACGATGACTGTTGGTGATGTCCACAATGTCATGCGATGCCCGGTGTTTACGTCAATAACGTGGTCTATGCCCTCGACCGCCAAGTTTTGTTGCACGGCTAATGGGCTGCCAGACGCAAACGATTTAGTGGCGCTAACTGTGTCACCAATTTCTATAGGCGCTAACGCCGTTTTTTGGGCATCTGTAAGGCTGGCAAATGTGGTTGACACACTGGTAAAACGTGGCTCTGGTAATGGGTTAAGTAGGTAACTAGCAAGGGTTAAGGCCTGTGCGTTAGTGCTGAGCAGGCTGTCAATAATTGCCTCTGTTTGCGTAAAATACTCGCTAATGCTTGATGCGTCACTAGCGTTTTGTAGCGTGCCGCCAGACTCTAATGTAACGTTGGCATTGTTAATAACGGTCTGTTGGTCAAACTCGACCACGATATTGTCATACGGTGTGTTGCCGGTATCGCTAAAAACCACGCTAGGTGCAGCCAATGTTTGACCTATACGAGCTTGAGCTGTTAGCACGTTGGTGCGGCTGCAGAATATGCGACCCTGTTCGGCCTGTTGGATGCGGTTTATGTAGGCGTTGACGTTTTCGCCTGAGGTGATCGTAAACGCGCCTAGCGTGGCTGTAGGCGTGCCTGTGAGGCTTGTAGTGCCTGTGTACGCTGCGGCTGTTAAAACGGCTGTAATGCGCGCTGACGAGGTTTGGCTACTGGTAGCGGTTTCGGGCAATGAGCCTTGTGAGAGCACATAAATGTCATCGGCAGCAAAAATCTGGTAATTAGTCAAACCTGCCATTGTGTACTGCTGGTTATATGTGGTTACTCGACCAGTAAACAAATATGCACCGTTGCGACTTAAACGAATTGCACGCAAAGGCGCTAGACCCGGCTGCTCTGTAAAATCGTTGTAATACTGGCTGGCCGTGTTTAACGGGTCATAATCACGGTTAGTGTTCGGCACACTAATTGACACAGACATTGTGCCCGGCCCAAACACATCCAACGGTTTATGTCGGCCGCGCTGAATGTTGATGTTTTGCACTACCGGTGTTATGTCAATAAAATCTGTGCCGTCACCGTCAAGCACATCTGTGCCGTTTAGTAGCGAGTCGTTTAAGTAAAACGCTGCAGAGTCAAACCCTGTTGACAATTCTAATAGGTAATCGCCGCCAGTGATGACAGCCGAGCCAGCCATTACCTAATAGCCAAATTAAGTGGCCCGTACACTTGCGTGTATTGAGTCAAACTGTCAAGAACCGCTTGCCCTGTTTGCGCGTTAGACATTACGCCGCTGACATTTATCACAACGCCACCGCCGGGTACGCCACCGCCTTGTTCAGGTTTTGTAGGTGTAAGCGGTATAACTGATGGGCCAGCAAGCGCTTGACCAAATGATGCGCCAATACCTTTAACGTCTGCAAGTTTTAGACCTTTAGCTTTTAACCGTTTTTCTGCCTCAGCAATAGCATCCTCAACACCTTGCAAATATGATTGCGCGTTAGACACACCTGCGCCATACCATTGTTCAGCGGCTTGCTGACCAATTATTGCGGCAGCCGCTTTGCTTGACTCGACCAACGCATTGGTTTCCAAAATGGCTGTTGAGCCGCCTTTAATAAGTTCCGCTGCAATTGCTGCACCAGACTCACTGCCAGCATCGAGCACGGCCTGCAATGCGTCTTGAGATAAACCCAACGTAAGTAATTGACTGACATTGTCACTATAAGTTTTTATGCCATTTACTTGACTGCGTAAACCTGATAAGAAACCACTGCCAGTTTCGTTGCCAGCATCTTTAGCATCCTTAAAATTAAACGCATCTTTAATGTCGTCTGATACTTTGTTAGAAAAATCATCAAACTTGCTTTGGGCTTTATCTAATTCATCTTGTGCATCTTTAAGACCTTTAACCATGTAAGTCTTTAATGTGTCTGCCGCTTTTTTAACTTTTTCTGCCATGTCATCTACAGCACCACCAGTTGTTTTAACTTTCTCAAATGTGTTGGTTAATTCAGGGCCGAGCATTGGGCCAAGTTGAGTCTTAAAATCTGATGTTGCTTCTGTTGCTGATTTGGTTGCGTTTTTGTAAACAAGAAACGCGCCAGCAGTAACGACTAGACCGGCAGCAATAGCAGCTGCGCCAACACCAAGAGTTAATGCCGTATTTGCAGCGGCAGCGCTTGCAGCAAGAGACCAGTTGAGTGCAGTGGTAATAACGGTGACAGCGTTAGCAATGATCTGTGCAGCCTTAAATCCAATAAGAGCTGTAGAAATTGCCGCAATTGCTGTACCAACGGCCAACAAAATACCAACGTGATTACTTGCCCAATCACCAAACTTGGTCAAATATGGCAAGATTGTTGTAATGGCTGGCAACAAGGCTTTGCCGATTGACTCTTTAGCTTCATCAAGTGCCACGTTCAGCCGCTTAAATTGTCCTTGTGCTGTATTAGCAGCCGTTGCAGCCGAGCCACCAAATGTGCCAGCTAACGCCGCCATCACATCATCGAGCGATGCACCGTCTTTGATCATGCTGTAAATCTCTGGTGACAATTGTTTAAGAGCCTTAAAGTTGCCGCCATACGCTTTAGCAAGCGCATCTGACACACCAGCCAAATCTTGACCTGTGCCGGCAGAAATATCCATTGCAAGACTTAAGCCTTTAGTTGCCAATTCAATGTTGTTTGTACCTCTCAATAAAGAGGCAAACGCTGGCCTAAGTTCGTCATCAGCAACACCAGTTGCCATTTGCATTTTTTTAATTTGTTCCTCAACTGAGGCAATCTGTTTATCAGTGGCATTTGTAACGTTGACAAGCGCTCGAGCTAATTGTGCTTGTGCGGCTTCATCCTCAACGGCAGCTTTAACGCTTGCACCTGCAACTACTGTAAGCGCACCCAACGCGGCTATGGCTGGCAAAAATGCTTTGCCTGCAATAAACCCGGCACGCTCACTGTTTGTCTCAAGAGCCTTAAGTTGCAAAATGGCTTTGTCAAACCCTTTGCCGTCAAGACTTGAAATGATCGGTATGTTAATTGCCATCAGGTCTCTCAATGTTTCTGTTCATTAGTTCAGTTACTCTTTGCAAAATCTTACGCACATCCTCAGTAACTTGTAAGCGGTTTTTGGCTACAGCAATATCTATTGCGCGTGGCGCTCTGCCAGCTTCTTTAGTTAAGTTTTCTGCAAATAAAGAATTGCCGCCTCGAATACCTGCATGGTCAAAGATTGCGCCAGCTGGGTCAATTTGTTGTATGACCATTAGGCCGTAGGGTTTAGCGCCGTAAGCAACTTGTTCATCATGTGTGACTACGCCATCGGTAGTGCGTTTGTATGTCACATAACGTTCTTTTCCTGCAGCTTGACCTACTTTGACCTTAAAACCTTGTCTTGCTAGTTCGTTATTCCAGCGTGTAGGCCTGCCTTTAATTATGTTGCCGCGTACCATGCCAGAAAGTGGCGCACCGTTGTTAAGCGAATTGGGAAAGTTTTTGATTAAATAACGTGCATCGTTAATGATTACATCGCCGGTGCTTTTAATGTCTTTAGTAATTTGACGGCGATATTTGTTATCAAAAGAATTAAGTTCTTTAAGTATTTGCCGTGCACCAGTAATGTTGACAGCCGATACGCCAGCCATTAGCGGCTGCCGCGTTGCTTGTTAAGTATTTCGATTACTGTGTTCATATCGTCTGCCTCAAATGTAATCTCTGACGGCCAGTAACCGGTGGCAACACAAATCTCTGCCAGCGCTCGCCTTACTGAGCCGTGACCGCTTTTGGGTCTTGTGTCTCCAAAACATCAATGTTGACTAGCAATGCAATGAACTGATCAAGCGAGCCGGGCACGGTAGTACCAGATGCACGGGTTGCCTCGTAACACAAATAAGCCAAATCCTCAACACCAATACCTGATGCCATCTCGGATGCTTTGCGTTTGTACTTGCGTTCCCATGCAACAACGGTTGCAAGAGTAGTAACAACTTCGTTTACTGTGCCATCGTTAAACGTGGCTTTAAGTCTTAATTGCATCTTGCCTCTTTCGTGTCGGGCCGTTGCCGGCGAGAATTAACTTGTGGCTACTGAGTACACTCCGCCAGTAAATACCAAATCAATGACATCTAAAGCGCCGAGCTGACCGTTGACAATTGGCAATGTCTCTAAATAGCAGCCTGTAAGTGTTGAAATTGGGTTTGTTGCACTGGTGGCAGCGCTAGTTGGTTTAAGTGTGACCGTTGTGGCTGTGCCGACAAGCGCCGACAAAGTGCTGTACGTCTCTGTGGCCGCAAAACTATTCATAAGAGAAACTGTCAACGTGCTGTTTTCTAAACCGCCAACATAGACGCGCGCGGTTTTACCAAAACTAGTTGACTCCAAAGCCTCGATGACTCTGGTGAGCACGGCGGAATTGCATTGATCGGTAAGGTCAACCGAGTTAATCGTAATTGTCGGATTGGATAGGTAAGTGCTAGTGGCCATGTGGGTTACTCCTCGTTGGTGTCTTTACTAGGTTTATCAGATTTTGTGGGCTTAATGGTGGATTTGATAAACCCACCAGCAATCAGCGCCTCAACATTGATGCCATCGACAGGCTCAAACACATTGCCTACTGTGCCCAATTTCGGTGATGCAATAACGTATGCCATGTCCTATGTCCTAACTTTGTGCCTGCACATTGATATTTAGATCATACGCTGTTAACTCGCTGCCACCGATGATGGCAATGGTTGGCCTGCCATCGGTAACGCCGATCTGGGCGCTGACTACTAAGGCCGCCAAGTTCATAAGGCTGCGTTGAGCGTCTAGGTTGCCCGGCCCAAGAGTGAGCAAACGCACTGGATATGACATTGTGAATACGGCACGGCTAAAACCTGTAAAGGATGGTGCATCAATAAACACACACGGCGGCGAGATATTGCGTGGGTCAGTGATGACTTGTAAGCCTGTGATTGCGCTCAGTTTGGCTGCAAGGCTGTCTAGCGTGGTGTTAAAAAGATCGGTGTAAGTAACTGGTGTAGGCATTAGGCAACCTGTGCGCGGTTGACACCTAGCAATTGTTTGATCATTGGGCTAAGGCCGTTTGAGCCACCAGAGACCATGCCATCAAACGATGCAAAGTCTGTGACTGAGCCGCGCTGACGGTACAAGAAACCGCCGTAGGCTCGCGTACCCAAACCTACGGCGGTACTTGGCAACACTGTTAATGAGTCGTGGTAGCCGCACTCCTGCCGTCTGAGATGGCAGAACGCTGACGCGGCAGCGGCACACAAAGTTAGAAACGTGGCATCGGCGGTGGTTGCTGTGCCTATGCCGAGCCAATCCTCAACATCGGTTGCAGATACCCAAGTGCAAACTTGCGTGTAAGTAATTGTTCCGGCATAAGTAATTACATATTCAACATCCGCACCAGTGGCCGCATAAATAATTTGGTTAGGTCGCGGCACATTTTCGTTGTATAAAAATGCGCCTGTCTCAGCATCAACACCAGTAAACGCATATTGAGGTAGCGCTAAAACTTTTGCTGTTAAATTAAATGTTGCACCTAAACCTGTAACGGTAATGCTTTCGCCAAGACCAATTTCTGTTGGTTCTAGCGTGCTTACGCATGCGTAGTTACCAATCAATTGTTTTGTAGCGCTGGTGTATGTTGCCATAGCGGTAGGCCGCTTACCAGATTAGGCGATGATGATCGACTGGAGGCAAACAGGGATGTTGGCAAAAGTTGCAACGTAACCGTAGGCGGTCATTTCACGGCCCAACAAAGTTGGATTTTCCAGTGACATAATGCCTCTAAAATCCTCGTAGTAAGTAAAGCCTGATGTTGCACTGCCGTTTTGGCCTGCGGTTGGTGTGTGAGCCACAATCATTGTGCCGGCAGCAAAGTTGTTATCTACAACAAGTTGCAAACCAAGAGGATTGATACCAGCGTAAGACAACTCGCTAGTCGAGCCGAGTGTGTTCATGCCAACATTGTTTGTGCCGTTGACATATGGAAACACTGGGCGGTTTGACCCGTCAAGCTGTTTGCCCAATTTTTCCCACACGTTTGGTGAGCAGTAAAGATGTGTTGGGAAATAGTTGGTGTCTTCTGCCATTTCGCGTGCTGCGTCATACAAAGCGTTAATTAGCGATGACGGGTCAGTGGCGCTAAATGTCCATGTTGAGCCAGATGCGGTTGCAGCTGCAACAAGTGCATCAGCCGCAATGTCATCGGACTTAATCATCCATTCGCCCATCAAGTCGTTGATGATCGTTTGCATTGCTGGAATTGCGGTCATGTCAATGTCTTGTTGCGAAATAAACACGCCACCAGCCAACGTGGCTTTTGTAACCGTGTTTGCGCTCAACGTCATTTTTGTTGAGTCAACTTGGCTACCTTCAGTTTGTGTTGCAGTAGTTGTGTGTTGTGTGATTTTTGTTTTGGTGAACGTCTTTGAGCTGCCCGGCATTGCGGTAACGCCAAGTGCGTTAACAACTGGTCGCACAAAGTTTAGGTCTTGGATGACAGGCCCGAGCAGTCTTTGCTCAAGCAAACCAGCGGTGTCGGTGGTCAAATCTTGCGCTAAAGCAAAATTGTATGCCGATGTTTTGTCGAGCAAGTTTTCCTTAAATGCACGGTTAACGCGCACCCATGTGTCTCCGCCCTGATGCATGCTCGCCAAATACTCGGCGGCTGATGGCATCGCAAACATCTTTTTTGGTTGTGCAAAAATTGGTGCTGATGCGGTAATTACCTCTGGCACTGCAACTGCTTCGCTCATGGTTTCTGTCTCCTGTGTAGGTTCTGTTTCTATAATACTTATTTCTGGCTCGTCTTGTGGGATACTCGCAGCAATCTCTGTAATGGTCGCACCGGCAAACGCTGGCACGGGCACTAAAGACAGCTCTAACCACTCAGCCTCCAGCACCGTAATTGTGCCGTCTTTTGCTGTCGTAAAATCAATTGGGTTTACGCCAACACTCACTGAGTCCAAAACGCCATCCTGAGCCAAGATCAAAGCCTCATCGCCAGCCTGTGTTTTGCTGATCTTGGCCGTAAACATCATGCCCTCTGGTGTGTCAACGCGCTCGCTCACAATGCCAATGGCATTAGTCGAGTCATGGTTCATATAGAGGCGTGGCGCTTTACCAACAACTGGCAGGCTTCCTTGTGCAAAGATCACTTTTGTGCCATCGGCAACGGTGGCAGCCACACCGTAGGGCACGGCTACACCGCTAATTTCTCGGCGGCCAGTTTCGCCAGCGGCAGCGTCAATAGTTACTTCTGATGCAATAAGTCTGATCATGTTGGTGATACTACACTCTCGTTGTTGTTTGGTTGTGTCATGTCGTTGTGTTCGCTGTAATCGCCCATCAAATAGCCTTCAACATCAAACTCAACATAAGTGCCGTTAGGTAACACGTTGTTTTGGCTAAGTGTGCTGGCAATGCAATCGGCGTAGGAACGAGCGCCAAATGTCCACAGATCGGCGCGGCTTTCGCTGCTTGACTGGTAAGAATAACTGCCCACTGACACGCCTACTAAGTATGGTGGCACGTTGCACAATCTGGCCATTTCCATAGCCTGAAACTCGGCAGAGTCAATCAACAACATTTTGTCTGGACTAGTAGCCGTTTCAATGTAATGCACCTCAGGCGAAAGAGCCGCAGTTTGATTGGTTGCTCTTGCCGCATTAAACGATGCTGCAAGGTCTGCAAGTTCAGTTGATGAAAGTGGCTCTGATCCAGCCTGTACCTGCAAAACTCCAGCAGGAATTGCACTAGACGCATTGCGGTATCTAGCAGCCTCAAGTTTTAGCGCGGTTGCAACCGATTGTGTTGACATTGACGTGATGCCCTGAATAGGTGAAAGAAATTGCACGACATCATTTGGGTCTAGCGTGTTGCCATTAAATTGTATTTCTTTAGATGGCGCAAACCACACTGGCCCGGCTTGATCAAGTGTTAAAACCATTGCGGCTGGTAGCCGTGTAAATGACGCTGGAAAACCATCGGTTTTGGTGCGTGATGTGATGTACCAAAATGCTCGACCATAAAAAAATAGGTCATCAAATGTCCACGACAAAATAAAGTTGTTTGGTACTGATGGGTCAATACGGCGTAACCATGTGCGCGGTGCTAATGGCATTTTTTCCATTTCATCGCCGTTCCACATTTCGTTATACATTTGTAATGGCATACAACCAATTACTGATGCTATTAAGTCTCTCGACCTTGAAACCGTTGGAACTGACATACAGGCATTGCGTGCATCGCCCTCAAAATAATTATAATAAGCGCCGATCATTGCGCGGCCAGTGCCCATCTCAAATCCACCGCCAGCAGCGGCAGCCTTAGATGGCGGTGGTGAAATAGCAGCTTTAGTTTTAGAAAATAATGCCATGCTCTTAGTGTGTCACAATCTGTCTAGTTTGTGGTGGCATCGAGCCGGTATGCGATGCGGTATCCCGACGATAAGCAAGCCATCGGCCCGATGCCATAACACACCTTAGAGGCTAAACGCTGATGATCGTAGGCTTGTTTGCAAAGATAGGTTTTGAGGCAAGAGCAACAGCAAACACCATTGCACGGCACGCTGAGATGTCACCCGGTGATCTGGTGCTTGACAACGTGAGCACACCGTTGTGTTTAATCGCTACGGCACGCTCAACTTGATCTATAAGTTGTGCTTGCCCTGAATGCGTAATGCGTTTTTCTGTGATCAGCGCTCTGACCGCGCCTGTCCATTTGACTATTTCACGATGTCCAACGACTGTTTTGCGGTGCGCGTAGATTGGTGGGCAATGCAAATCTATTGACGGCACAAGCGCCAATTTGAGCGTTGGTGATTGCTCAATTTCGGCTGCAACACATTCCCACATTTCTTTAATGGTGTCCGCCACAAATACAATTTTGCAACGTGTGTAAAGGCCGTCTTGTACAGCTCTGACACCTACATAGCGTGACTCATCAATTGCGGACTCAATGGCGAGCACACCGCCATTGGGCATTGTCAGATTGTTGGCTAAATCAGTAAATTGACCCGGCTCAATCCAAGAGTGTTGAGATTGCACAAAAATGTTGACTGATGCGCGTAAGAAACTGTTGCGGTCTGGTGATTGTGCCTCAGCCTCGATCACGCTCATGTCTAGTAATCCCTCTGCCAGTGCCGGGTTGGAATACACCCATGCCTCTCTAGTCATATAATCCATAATCGGTGGGCTGAACTCGGCAAAGTAAAGCGAGGTGTTTTTGCCTGAGTCAATAGCACGCAAACCTTGTTCACGCCACCTAAGCATGGATTTTGATGACGCATCACCAGCGGTGCTAAAACCTGCCATTAAAGGATTTTTGCGTGCGCGCATAGCCGGCATTAAACCGTTGTCTATGGCATCCTCAGAAACTGCCCACCACTCATCAACTATGCACAAGTCAATTGAGTAACCGTGACCCACACCCGGCGTGGCAGCTCTTGGCATCCACTGCGAACCATCTGGCATAGTCAACACTTGACGGCCATAAGACCAGATCACTGTTGCACCAAACTTTACCTCAAGAATTGGTGCAAGATAATTAAACAACACGGTAGCCAAATCAAGTTTGTGGGCAACCGACATTACTAACTGTTTGCTGCCACGTGCCTTGCCTTGAGTACAAAGAAACCAACCAAGCAATGCAGCGATGGTAACGGTCTTGCCGTTTTGTCTCGCCACCGATGTATAAGACACTCGATGCACCCACACCTCTTTGCCATTTACCATGTTGTAAGCCGTCATCCCTGCAAGCACCCGGCGTTGCCAACCCATCAATTTTACGTTAAGTACGTTTTCCGCAAAATCTGCAATGTCTTGAGAATGATCTAAACAACCACTGTGAGCGGTCGTTTCCAATCTTGGCCGATCGCTAACAATGCTGGCCAGTTCAGGCAAAACCCTTGCTGGTGTTGACTGAGATAGGGAAATAGGGGAGACGGGGACAGGAAGATGTGCAGTAAAAAAACGCTCTGAGTGTTTGGTCTCTGAAACCGTTGCTGGCATTGGGTTTGCTGGCATCACTTTTGCTTTTTGTTTTGGTCTTGTGCGTTGGTCATCGCGTGCTGCTCGATACTTGTTGCCTCGCGTTGCGTTGCATTTGCGGCAAGCTGGTACAAGATTGTCTAACTCGGATGTGCCACCGCGATCTGTTTCTATCAAGTGATCTGCCTCTGATGCAGCGTTGATGCCACACCAGTGACACGGTGGGTTGTCACTTAGTATGAGTTTGCGGTTGCGTTGGTATGTTGCTGATGCGTGTTCTGTTGATCTGCGTTTAGCCGGCATGATTGTGCTCACGCGCTTCGCTTGTGCTACCGCGCGCTATCGCGCTTGCTTGCATTGGATGTTGTTGACGTTGCATGACGGGTTGCTCTCTGTTGTGTCGGTTTGTTAAGTGTATGTGATCTGTATGTGTGCGCTGAGACAGAGTGATGATGCTCTACCCATCGGGCTGCCTCAATCCGATTACCTTGCACATCACTCGATTATGTTTACGAGTCGCTCCAACGCTTAGCACATTGCCTTTCGTGTAGCAGGTTTTGTGCGCGTCGGTCTAACTGCGTTACCGCAGATCATCCAACCGCCCTGCGACAGGCTTAGGTATCCGATTACTAGCCAATTGTGTGAGTTTTACTTCCTATCAGACATCGCCATCAGAATTGTGCATAACGCTGTGAGGGCTAATGCAAGCCAAACTGTGCGACTCATGGAACTTGAAACCCGTCTGTTGCATTTTGCATTTGTCTCCGCAACGCCTCATGCGCCAGTGCCAACTCGTCTGTGAGGCGTTCTACTTCGCGCAGTAGCCAATCACGCTCACGCGCAATGGCGCTCATGTGATCATGCAAACGGTTGTAAGACTCGTCTGGGTTGTTCATTTTTTTAGCCCATCTATGACAGCAGAGCATTGACCAGCGGTCAAAGTCTCAACTATTACGTCATCAACTTGTAACAATCGGTGTATGTATTCAAGCAGCTGCACATCATCCCAACTCTTGCCGCGCGCAAGGCTCTTTAAGAAACCAATCTGTTTAGGTGTAGCGCTGCCATGTGTGTCTGGTCGAGGCGTAGTGCTGACCCTGTTTACCTTTTCCATCTCTGTAACTGATGCACGCTCGCCTGTGTGCCCTATTGGGCTGTTGCTAATCATGCGACCAATAGCACTGGTTTCGCAATTCTCTAAGAAACTGGTTTTGTTAACCGGGCTATTACCAAACACTTCCTCTGCATAACCTGTGGCTATAAGTCTGTCATCGTTGTTGTAGCCCTCTGCACGCATAATAATCGTTGACCCGTCATAGTGGTGAATAGTGGTTATGATGCGCCCTGTCTCGTATTTAGTCCACCAGCGCTCTAAGCGTTGTGCAACTGTTTCGTACAGCGATAAGTCAAAGTGTGCCATTAGCAAGCAACCCAAACTATTGCGTTACGGCCGTACCGTGTTTTGCGCCTAATGCCGCTGTCAACGATGTAAGCATCTCGATGCAAGCCGTTAATGCGCGCTGACACAGATTGTGCAGGTAGTTCTAGTAGCACGCTTATTTCGTCTGCAGTCATGCCTTTAGCCTCTGTGCGGCCTGCCTGCTTAATCCAAAAATGCACTACCTCACGTTGTTTGCCTGCGTGTGGTTTGGCTGCTTCGCCTGCCTCGCGTGACGTGTTTGGTGCGTTGCGCGCAATAGCAACCGATGGATGGTTTAACGCAACTTGTGTGCGTTCTCCAGCCAATCCCAATGTTGTTGTAAACATTTCTAATTGGTCATTCATGTCGGGTTCTTTCTGTTTGTCGGGTTTATTGGTTTGACCTTACTACACGCTTTGAGGTTGGGATGTAACCACATAATCTTTTCTGGGTTGTGCCGGTATCGAGTGCCGTGCATTGTTAGACCGCACGCTTTACAGGGCGCGTATAACATTTATGGCGCTTCTAATCACTGCGGCATTAAACCTATTTTGTTGGCCACCAACGGTGATGTGTGCTTCGTGCAGCAGCTCTAATTCGTCAAGCAAAATGCTGTGATCTGGTGCTTTGCTTGCAACGTGATTAGGTCTAACAATTTCGTCAATTAAATTGTTGAACACTTTGCCTAATTTGTCGCTGTAAATATCGGGATACATTGCTCGTCTCGTTTCTTGGCTAATGCCACTATCGGGATATGGTGTGTCGGTCATGGGTTGGGCAGCGCCCATGCCGACCAGCCAACCTTACGCCACAGGTGTAACGCGGCACGGATATTGACCTCTGGTCTAAATAGGTCATCTAGGTGCGTGATAATGCCAGCCTCTTTAAGCCATGTCTGATGCACGCCATTGACTTGCATCAAGCCTCGACTACCGCCATTGCTGTCTTGGCTGTTAAACGCCAACGGGTTGCACCGTGACTCACGGAACATAACACGCGCCAATGTTGGTGCTTGATCTGCAGGCCAACCAGCCGTAATTGCATCAGCCACATATTGTGCACATCCTTTAATTGGTGCAATGGTCGTAGTTGATGTTGTAGGCAATGTGGGCACAATGCTGATCAGCGTGGTTGTGATCTGTACGCCCGGTTGCAGTTTTGGTGCTGGTGGCTTGCTGGCATCCCACAACAACGTAAACGCTGCTAAACCGCTAATAAACCATGCACCTATTTTGATTGCTAAATAGCTCATTTTTTCTCCAATTGGTAAGGGGTCTGCCAGCTGTCACCGATTGCATCCTTAAACGCAATTTGTGCGTGTAGCACTTGACCGTCATCAGGGTCACGAAATATCTGCACAAGCACCATCTGACTGCTGTCTAGGTGCGTGGTATAAACCTCGTATACGTATGTTTTAGCGTCTGCCATTGCATCTCCTATCGTCGGTGTTTCCACCATAGGGCATTACTGTGGCAGTTCGGTGAATACTCTCTGAAACGCTTGTTTTACAAGGTTTGGTGCGTCTGCCATCTGTGGGTTTATCTCAATGTGTAGCCAATCGCCACCGGGCGCACCGTGTATCTCTGGCTTGCTGTACGACTTCCATGCTTGACGATCACAACGCCAACCACGCCCAAACGCTTTAGGGAAATAGTCAAGCACACACTCAACGCCTAATTCGTTTGCGTTGGCTAACACGATGTTGATAAAAGCAATAGTTGCTTTGCGGTTTGCTGTTGGCTGTTTCTCTGACGGCCTGTATGACAGGTCAACTGCTCGACCAGTGGCGTGCACACTTAATGCCTCAGACCCTCTCATCGGTCTCACGCCGTATGACCCATTATTCCAGAAAGCGCCTGCACCGTGTTTGATGGCTTGCCGTATCCATTCATCCATGCCGGCACGCGGGCCTGCAGCTGCACCGTCACTGTTACCTGTGTAGGGCTTAGACCCAATGACTTTAGGGTTGGCTGGCAGTATTGCCATCAGCAGGCTTTCGTTTAAGGCCGTTGGCGGCAACTAGACCAGACAATGTGCCGGTCATAAACACGGTAAGCGTCGATAGCAAGTCAATAAATTGTGCGTCATTTGGTGATTGCTCTAAAGGCTGAGTAACAAATAGCAGGCCGTAAACAAA